TAAAATTACGCGAGAAGGTAATCGGGCAATGTTTCGTCGCTAAAATCAAGCTCGGGGAAGAACCGCCTGGCGTCCTCCAGCGTCGCGGCCTGAAACTCCGACGTACCGGCAGGGCAAGATTTTTCAACCCGGCGCGCCGCGTCGGGAAGCGTGGTTTTCGAAGGGAACTCGCGCGCGGCGTAGAGCCGGTAGCATTCGCCCGAACAAATGAACTTTCTGTTTTCACCAACGTATCGATCGAAGGATTTTTTGCATTCGTTGCAGCGCGCGGAATCCAGACGCTTGGGCGGGATGGCCGGCGAATCGCCGCCCTCGATTCCCTTGGCTACTAGCGCCTTTTCTTCCACCAGCTCGCGCTTGAACTTGTAAACGTACCGCGTGGTGACGCCATAAGTGGCCGCCAGAATCGGCACAGAGACACCACGCTCTATATCCTGCGCGAGGTTGGCTATTTGTTTTGTGTCAAGTTTCGGGGGTCGGGACATTGTGAACAATCCTTTGCAGGGGGTTTATGCAATTTTGAACAAACTATGAAATAACACGCCTTTAATGTAAGCGCAATAGGTTTGTTCAAAAATGAATGAATTGAATAAATGAAGATAATTCGTTAACAAAAACAAGGAGTTACGATATTTCACTATTCGTTCACTGTGAACGATCCAAAGGCCGGCAGGCTTGCCCTTGACTTTAGCGGAAAGGGGGATTACCCTTGCGCTTTCGGGCGAAAGGGTAAACCCTCCGCTAAAGGAAGCCTTTGATTTTATTAGGTTTTTATACGCGCGCGGTAAAGAGCGAATCACTTTATTTCACCCCCGCGCCCGTGGTACCTTGCGAATCATGACTCCCGAAACGGCTAACTTTTTCACAGAGGATTATTGCGCTATTCTCTTTGCGCTGGCCGAGGTTGTTCGCTCACCGGTGCAATCCGGAAGCCTTGAGGACTTTCAGCGCGCCGCGTCGATTTCCACTTTTTGCGCCTGGTTGAATGCCGAGGCTATGCGCGCCGGCGTTCCCTGGCTTGCCGTGGGGGAGAATGCCCTTAGCGGCAGGATCCATTAAGGCCCCTTGACGGCGGGCGCATGGCAGGGCATTTTAAGGGCATGGCGAAACCGATAGAATTAGAGCTTAGCGCCGTTTGGCGTTTGAAGTCTGTTCGCGCCTTGAACGCCGGCCAGCTCGGATGCTTTATTCTCATAGCCCATGCGGCTGTTTTCGATGATTTCGATCCCTACACGGCGGCGCGCATAACTTTAATCGGGTTGTGCAGGATCAATCCGCAAAGCTTTGCCCTTTGCTACGATAGGACGTTCGCCGCCTTGCGCGAAGCGCTGCCGGTGTTGCGGGAACGTTATGAGCTGGTGCAAGCAAAAAGGGCGGCGCAACGGCGCAACGCTCCGCAGATGCACCCGAAGTATATCGAGCGCCAGCAATTACGGAGTCGTGCGAAGGCGGAGGTGAAGGCCGAAGCGCAGCGCTTTGCCGGGGTTTCGACGTGCGGTACTATGCTACCTCAGCCAAAGTTACAAGCCTATCGCCCTGAAAACAATGACTATATTGCGCGTACAGCGATCCGTAAAAAGCAACAAAACACCCAAAAAGGTCTAACCGACCGACCAAAAACGCCTACCAAATAACGGTAGTTATTGCTATGTCAAAAGTTAAAAGTGATGCTTTTTGTTCTAAGCTATTGGTTATAAAGGGGAATTGGCGTTGTTAACATTTAACATAATGAGTCTTATGCGACTTTGTTGTGAAACGTGTGGAACTACATACTGAGTTTCACACTTGATTTTATTGAATAATTTTTAACTTTGGGCGCCGAGGCAGATGGACGCGGCGCGGGCGAAACGGAGGGCGTCTCGCGTTATCAAAATTCCAGAAAATTACCCCCTCATACTCAGTATTGACCCCCCTCAAAGTTCTGTGCTACATCCTCGACACTCCTGTTGAAAACCCATATCTTTTCGGAGTTCCGCCATGAAAACCAAGCAGCAATGGGCGAAGATAATCATTGATTTCATGCAGAAAAACCGTGTCGATACGATGGAATCGGCGACAACGCAGATCGAGGAGATCGTCGAGATGGTGCAGCTCGACGCGACCGGCGAGAAGAGCATCCCGGCGAACGACGAAGGACCCGACGCGGCATGACGCCATCGGGCCTCACGGGAAATATGATCCGGTCCCTGCGGGAGAAGCTCGGTCTTACCCAGCAGGAGACGGCGGAGAAACTCGGCATTCACCCGGCTTCGCAATCGAATTACGAGCGCGGGAAGAGAGCCGACAAGGACGAACCCGTGGCGATTCCGAAACTATACGACTGGGCGCTCGCGGCGCTGGCGCGAAACCTCCGGCCTTTCTCCGAGACGGAGAGGAAAAAATAAAATGGTCTGGATTCTTCCCACGCTTTCCCGCCCGGCCCAATGCGTCGAAGTTCTTGAACGGATAAAGGCCGTCGGGTGTTCGTCGAAGGGCGTTGTCTTTGTCAACGGCGAATCGCATCGCGCCGGGTACGAACATGCGTTTTGCGATTTGAGCGTTTTGCCGAAGGGATGGAAGATAGTTTTCAACTCCGAAAATCTCGGAGCTCTGGGCGCTTTGAACAAGGTTTTCGCGGATAACCTTGAGGAGGGCTTTTATGGTTTTATCGGCGACGACGAGTTTCTCGACGAAAACGCGCCGCCGGACTGGGATGCGAAACTGATCGCCGCGGCGGGCGACTGGGATTTTGCGCACGGAATTGATTCGCTGCACGGCGGCGGGCGGGCGCAGGGGTATCTCTGCATCGGCGGCAAGCTGGCGCGGAGCGTCGGCTATCTGGCGATTCCGGAGTGCTGGCACTGGTACGGGCTCGATACTATGTGGGAAACGCTGACGCGGAGCGGCGCGTGCCTTGAGCGGTTGGTTGCCGCGGTGAAGATAGATCACCGGCGCCCTGCGGCGAGTACGGATGAGTGCTATGCGCTCGGCGAGTCGTCCGCGGACGTTGATTTCCAGGTCTACGCCCACTGGTTCCGCGCGGAACTTGCGAAGGCGGCGCGTAGGGTTCATCTGGAACGGCGCGCGCTTGCTATCCGGCCTTCGGGATTTGACCCTCATGCGGACGGAGCGGAGAGATGACGCGGATCGAGGACGCATGGAAACAATGCCCGACATGACGGAGATAGCGGTACGGGATTTTATCGACGGGATACGCGAACGGCGGTACCTGCTCCGGCTTCGGGTCGAACGCTGGACGTTTGGTATTCTACGCGCGCGAGAACCGGTCTATCTCTGGAACGGGGGATGGGGGCATGACTGACGGAGCGCGCCGGACTTATGTCATCCACGCGCCGCCTTACACGGAACTCTCGGCGGGCGCGAAGGCGCTCTGGATGCTACGCGACGCGCTGCGCGCGCGGGGCGAGAAGGCGGAGGTCGTCGAGTTCGGCGCGGTTTGGGCGGAAGGTCTGGAGGACGGCGAGATCGCGGTCTATCCGGACATAATCGACGGCAATCCGCTCGGCGCGTATCGCGTCGCGCGGTGGCTTCTCTACTTCGCCGGCGCGTATCGCGGGAACAGGGTTTTTCCGAAGCAGGATCAGGTCTGGGGGTACACGACGCGCATCGCGCGGGATTACGGGACGGGGCGAGTGATGTTCCTGCCAACGGTGGACGAGACGGTTTTTGTCCCGCCCCCCGAAGGGACGGCCAGGAAGGGCGCGTGCTTTTACGCGCATAAGCACCGGACGTTCTACGGCGGGTCGCCGCGGGACGTGCTCGGCGCCGTCGAGATAACCAACCCGGGGCAGAGCCGCGAAGAGATAATCCGGCTGCTGCAAACCTCGGAGGTCTTCTATGCGTGGGAAGACACGGCGCTGATCATCGAGGCGGTTTTGTGCGGGTGCCCGGTCGTGTGTATGCCGAGCGATTATTTTAGAGAGGCGTGCGGCCTCGAAGACTTCAGCGCGGGGATAGCGTGGGGGATGGAGGAATTCGGCAAGGCGATCGCGACGGTCGGCGAGGCGCGGCGGCGGTACGCGCTGCTGAAGGATACGTTCGAGAAGCAGTTGGACAGGTTTATCGAGGAAACGCAGGCATGACCCCTCTCTACGAACTTCTCGGCGTGAAATCGTCCGCCACGGTCAAGCAGATACGCGCCGCGTACCGGAGGAAGGCCAAAAAGGCGCACCCCGATACCGGAGGCGACGCGGTTAAATTCGCCGCGTTGAAGAAGGCGCATGATATCCTGATCGACCCCGAGCGGCGCGCGCGGTACGACGCGACCGGCGACGCCTCCGAGAAAAACCCCGACAACAGCCTGTCGCGCGTCGTCGGCTTGCTGGCGGCGGCGCTGGAGAGCGTTCTGCAACAGATAGAGAGGCGCGCGGGCGATCCCGTCGAGTTCGAGATCGTGAGCGACATGAAGATACTGCTCGGCGGGAACCTCGACGAAATTCAGAAACAGCGCGAGCAGCTCCGCGCCGCGCGCAAGAAGACGGAGAAACTGATCGGGCGCTTCGGCGTGAAGAAGGGCGAGAATTATCTCGAAGGGATTATCGTCGGTAAACTCTCGGCGCTCGACACGAAGATACGGCAACTCGACGAGGGCGAAAAGCCGATCAAGGCGGCGCTGGACATTCTGACGAACAGTTCGTTCCGGTCGGATCACGGCGGCGGGCAGCAGGGGCATAACTACGGGTCGGCGTATAGCCTCGCTGATTTGATGGGCAAGGCCGTGCACGGGGCGTTTACGGGATGAGCAAAGTCGTTCCCCTAACCAAGACATACGCGAGCATTCAGGCCATGCTCGCGGGCATGATGGTTAACAATAAGTGTAAACGCGGTTTCGTCATTGCCTTCGACGAGGAAGGCACGATGTCGGTGGGGCAGGTCGAAAGCAGAAGGTCTGAGGTCGGCATGGCGCTTATGTGGTTTATGAGCGCGGCATGCCGGATGATGGGGGACCCGGATGAGTGAGCCTGCCAAAAAATCGCAGCGATGGTTGGAAGTTTTCACCGAATTCATAAAACTCCTGCGCATCGACAGTAAGGAAGTCGCCGCGATCGACGAGAAAGGTTCGCCGCTCAATCTCTGGGGTTCGCAAAAACGATTCCTCGAAGGCGTGTGCGAAGGTCTCGACGCCGGTATCCGCACGTTCTACTGCCTGAAGTCGCGGCAGGTTGGTTTGACAACTCTCTCGCTTGTGTTTGATGTGTTCTGGCTCGCTATCTACCCGGCGACGATCGGTGCGCTGGTCACGAACAACCCGAAAAACTCCGCCGCCAACCGCCGCGCCATTCGTCGCTACATCCAGAGCATACCGAAAGGGTTTTTTGGAAAGAGTTTCAGCATCGTCGACGATAACAAGGACTTCATCACCTTCAGCAACGGCTCGCGGCTCGACCTCCTCGTCGCGGGCAAGCGCAGCAAGTCGTGGGGCGAAGGCGTTGGCTATGTTTTCTGCCACTGCACCGAGGTCAGCGACTACGGGAACAAGGAAGGTCTCGACAGTTTCCGCGAGTCGCTGGCCTCGAACCACCCGAACAGGCTTTTCATCTTTGAGAGTACCGCGAAGGGATTCAACTTCTGGCGCGATATGTGGATCGCGGCGAAGAAGGACGTGCATACCAGCAAGTGCATCTTCGTCGGCTGGTGGTCCAAGGAACTGAACACCATCCCGATCAAGGACGCGCGCTTCGCGTCCTACAGTTCCGACCCGACCGGCGAGGAAAAGGAACTCATGGACGCCGTGGAGGAGCAGTACGGTTGCAAGATAAAACTCACGCAGCTTGCATGGTATCGCTGGCGCGCGGCGCAGGACGACGTGGACGCTTCGACGCTCCATCAAAACCAGCCGTGGACGGAGGGACAGGCTTTCGTAATGTCTGGCTTCTCGTTCTTCGCCGTGCGCGTGCTGCAAAAAGACATGGAACGAATTCTCGATCCCGAAGACCCGATCACGTTCAAGGGCTACAGATATTTGCTGGGTAACGATTTTCAGGCAGGGATCATGGAGCCGATCAACGACGCCGAGCGTATCGACGAAGTGCGGCTTCGCGTATGGGAAGACCCGGTGCCGGGCGCGAAGTACGCGATAGGCTGCGATCCGGCCTGGGGGCGGAACGACTGGAAAGACAGAACGGCGATCGAGGTTTATCGCTGCTTCGCCGACAAGTTGATTCAGGTCGCGGAGTATGCCGATAGCGATGTCGACACGCGGCAGGCGGCGTGGGTGCTGGCGCATCTCGCGGGAGCGTACAAGGACTGCGCGATCAATATCGAACTCACGGGCGGGCCGGGCCGCGCGGTGATGACCGAGCTTGACCACTTACGCGAACGTCTGCGCTCGGATATGTACCGCGAGGGGCTGAAGAAGGACTTCGACTGGGACGATTATCTCCAGACCGCGCGCTGGTACCTGTACCACAAGCCGGACAGCCTGAGCGCGGGGTACGCGAAGGGGTGGGATTCCACGGGGTCGTCGAAGTGGGAACTCATGTGCCAGATCAAGGATAGCCATACGTCAGGGATGCTAGTATTGCGCAGTGTTCCGCTTGTAGAAGAAATGATGATTGTCGTTCAAAACGGCAGTGAAATTGGGGCCCCGGGTCGCTCAAAAGATGACAGGATGTTTGCCTCGGCATTGAGTAACCGCTGCTGGTTAGACGGGATACGTCGAGACATGATCGCGCAAGGTTTGTCCTATGAGGTCTGCATGAGAATGCGAGACGAAGATGGGCAGAGTAAAGGCGCTGCGTTCGTCGACCAGATCGTAATGCGCTTTATGCAAAATCAAGAGAATCGAGAAGAGCCTTTGACGCCAAGGCAGCAATGGCTCGCTGACAGAGGCTTTGTGGATTAGGGAAATTCGTGTATAGTGCCACATCTCAAGGAGACCACATCATGGCTACCGAGCAGAAAAAGCGCCGCCCTCCGGTTTTTCAGGAGTCCGAAAGCGCTTCGCCCATCGAGATTGACCCTCCTTTTCAACCTGCGGAGGAGGACTTCAGCGATGTCATCGGCGCCGAACCGGAACAAGCCCCCGAACCAGAACCGAAGGATGTCGAAAGCGGAAGCGTGGAAGAGCCTTCGCCCCTTCCTGCCGCCGAACCAGAGGCGGCAAGCGCTCCGGATGAGCTTCCTGCTGGCTGGAGGCTCATTTCCGAAGCCCAGCACGACGGGCGAAGCTATTTCGTCACGAGCGACCTTGCGAGCGAGGGCGAGGTGGCTTTTTGGCGAAAAACTCGTTCCCTGAGCCACTTCCGCTGGGTCATGCACGGCAAATGGAGCAACTCCCTGACCCGCCGCGACGTTCTTCCGGAGCCTCGTTTCTTCAGGGAACTGGACAATGGTCGTTGAGAAACAGCGCTATCGGGTTACGTTCAAATGCGGCGAGTGCAATCATGTCTTCCGCAAGCTCACGGTCAACCCGAATCTGAAGAGCGCAGCCTGTCCCGAATGCAAGACGGCGAAGCCCAAGACGAAGTTCTTCAAGATCGGCGACGGGCCCGTGCCCTCGACGGAGAAGAAAGCCGCAGGTTTCGAGACGCCGAAGGTTTTTCCGAATACGATTTACAAATGCAAGGACTGCTCGGCGGTCACGAAAATCTTCGAGGACGTGGGCGAGACGGCGCTGTCAGAATGCCCCGCGTGCGGCAGCAAGGAGATTCAGTTCCGGGGGAAGATTTCCCACGACGTATGCACCGACTCGAAGGTCAAAACGCAGGCGATCGACATGACGGCGAATATCGTCATGGAGGACCATAAGCTCGGCGATTTGAAGGACAATGTGCGCATGGGCGAGACGATGGCGCCGAAACTCGCGCCCGGCGCGCAGGCGATGGCGGATAGTTTCGCCTCGGGCGGTAAGTCGAAAGACGGGCAGATGCGCGTTTACGACGCCAACACGCGGCAAATCCGGACAATTCCCGCGCGGAAGAACATGGCGGGCATTGTCAAGCGCGCCATGGCGGGAGGGATGCGCGATCCGTCTTCGTACCGCGACCCCGTGGCGATGGTGCAGCCCGCCTATGACAGGCTGAAGAGGGTCAGCATTGTCGCCGGGGACGGCGTAGGGAAAGGGACCGCGCATTGAAAATCCCCTCGAAGAACACCGTAAAATGGGCGGCGAACCTCGTGGCGATGTGTTCGTCGTCCCGTCCCGAGCGCATTAACAGGGGCGCGGCATACCGCAACATCTACCTGACCGGGAGCGATGAGGGCGACCCCGCCGTTTACCCGAAGACCTTCGCGTACATCGATAACCTCTCGTCCTACCTCTACAGTCCGGTCGAGTTGCGTTTCGGCATCGAGAAGTACGGCTCGTCGACCGCCGCCGATCGGGCGAAGGCTTCGACCGCCGCTTCGGAACTGCATCGCTATCTTCGCCGCAGCAATGTCGACACGCTGATCGAGGAGGCGGTGATCTGGTCCCTGGTCAAGGGCAAGGCGTTTATCAAGATGCTGTGGACCGAGGACGGGTTTGAACCCTACATCGTGCAGCCCGAGACGATGGGCGTGCTGCGCGAGGACCTGCCGACTTTGGACGAACAGGAAGCGTTTTTCCACAGCACCTATCTGACGCCGGATCGTTTCGCGCAGTTGGTCGAAAAAAGAAGCGATGCCGCCGAGCTTATGAAGAAAGCGGAGAAATATATCCATCCGGCAAATGACGGCAATAACCCCGATTCGAACAACATGCTGAAGCAGGTCATCATCGGAGGCTTGAACCCGTTCCGCGCTTCCGGATCGGGCAAGACCCAATCGCGGGGCACGGTCGATTGGCTCGGCGGGCCTTCGCCGTCCATGTCGCCCGATGTGCTCGCGAGCCTGATCCGAATTGACGAACTCTGGGTGTGGGACGACGAGCGCGACGACTACACGTCGCTCCAGATCGTCGGCGACGACATCATGATCGAGGGGCAGACGCGGCACCGCAATCTCATCGCCGATCAGTTCGACCCTGATAATTCGGAAAGAGCGCCGCCTGCGGACAGCGACAACGCGATGTCGGGGCACCACCCGTTTATCGAATTCTGCCCGAACAAATTGTCGGGGTATTTCTGGGGGCGGTCGGAGATATGCAACATCGCGCTGCTCCAGCAGATGATAAATAATCGCGTCGACGGCATCAATCGGTTGTTACGCAGACAAGAAAACCCGCCGCGCATGTTTCTCGGCGGTACGGGGCCGACGCAGCAGCAGTATTCGAAAGCCAATAAACCGGGCGGGTATCTGTCGGATGGGTCGCCGGGAGGGAAGATTCAGGACTTAGCGCCGAATTTGCCGGAAGGATTGTGGGAATCGTTGCATGAAATGGAAGCGATGTACGACAAGATGGCGGGCTTCACGCCGACGCTGCAAGGGCGCGGCGAGTCCGGAGTGCGCGCCGCGGGGCACTCCGAAAGCCTCACCAAGAACGCCTCCCCGCGGTTCAAGGATCGCGCGCTTACCGTCGAGCGATCTGTTGAGTCTGTGGGAGGGTTAGGGTTGGATTATCTGAAAGCGCATGTCGGCGAAAAACTGACGGCGTGGGTCATGCCGCACGACGAGAGCATAGAGTCTTCGATCCCGCTTGATCCGATACTCGACGAGCCTCCTGCGAAGGGCGTGAAGGGGATTCAGTTTTTGTTTTCGCAACTATCCTCGAAGTGCAAAGTCGTGGTCGATAGCCATTCGTCGTCGCCCGCGTTCAGTCACGAGACGCGCGGACTTCTGTTCGACTTGTTCAAAGCATCGGCGATCGACAAGAAGCAGTTGATTACGCATACCGACCCGCCGGGTTCTGACTCGATGATCGAGGATTTGATGCGCGCGGAAATTGCGCAGCAGGAATGGGCTTCGTCCCATCCCGAAGAAGCAGCAAAAGCTTCTGGCAAAAAGAAACATTAGAGGTTATAAACAGTGAAACCGTAGGTGCTGGTAACACGCTACGGTTTCTCGCCACTCGACAAATGAGGTTTGTCAAATGACTATCACGGATGATAACACCGTAGCTTCTCAGGAGAAAGACAAAAGAGCGAAGTACGCTGAATATATGCGTCAGTGGCGTTTGAAAAACGCCGAGCATAATTATGAATACAATCGGGCGTATGCAGAGAAAAACAAAAAGAAGTGGGTCGAGTATAGAAAAAGAGAAAACAAAAAGCGTAGGGAGCGCGAAGATAAGGAGCCTGTGAGGGCGTACTTTAGGGAGTACCGCAAGAAGAATCCAGAAAGGACTCAGCGTCTTCGTCAAAAATACAATACTAGCCACGCGGAAGAGTTACGCCAACGCTCTAGAATAAGGAAAACTAAAACGGGCAGAGCAATGGATAATGCTCGTCGGCGAGCAGCGATGTTGAATCGGATTCCTGCGTGGGTTGATTGGGGTGCGATACGCGCGATATATGCTGAGTGTAAAAGATTAAATAGAGAAGCAGGAATAATAAAATATCACGTCGATCACATTTTTCCTCTTAAAGGCAAAACGGTCAGTGGACTCCATGTTCACAACAACCTTCAGATCATTCCTGCGATTGATAATCTTCGTAAGAACAACAAGACGCCGCTATAGTTTGTAGAGTATAGTCGGCAAAAATAAACGCGCCCTTAGCTCAACTGGATAGAGCAGTCGCCTTCTAAGCGGCAGGTTGCGGGTTCGAATCTCGCAGGGCGCGCCATTTAGTTCCTAAACTTTTTTTCTCGAAGAACCCCCATTCAGTTATCGTGCGCACTATCTTACTCAGTATAGAAAGCATCTATACTGAGTATAGTGTTGATTTTGCTTGCTTTTTTACTCCCGCTAATTCATTCTGTTCATACTCTTCGCGGTGGTCGCTGGGAGCAAAAGGCACCGTCTTTCGAACTTCACTGTTCGATTGTCGCCACAAGGGAGATACTACAATGGCTCGTCGGCATAAAGGCAGAGGCAAAAGAAAGTAGAATTCAAACAGGAGAAGGGAACGCGAATGCTTCCCTTCTCCTTTTTTCTAATCGAGGATCGTGAATAATGCCTGTTCCTGGTCAACCTGCTCCGGCGATGAGCGCCGCTCCTGCGAACGCAGGACCCGCAGCATCGCCGCAAGGTAATCAGGGAAATCTGGCGCAGGCGCTAAGCCTCGTCCGAAACGGGCTTGAGATGTTTCAGAAGGCGCTGCCGATGATTCCGATGGGAGCGCCCCAGCACGCAGACCTGCTCAAGGCGATTTCGATGATCTCGAAGCACCTCGAACAGGGCGAAGGAAATCGCGGAGTCGATCTCCAAAGTCTCCTTCAGATGGCGAAGCAAGCATCGCAGCAGTCCCCCGTGCAGGCAGCGAATCGTATGTTCCCGGCGCCTACCGCCGCCCCGGCAATGCCTACCCCGCCCCCTGCGGGCGCGTAATCGAGGAGACAAGACATGGCTTTTCCCGATAAGTCCACGACCAACGGTTTCCCCCGCCCCTACCTCAGCACGGCGAATATCGACGACCCGATCATGAAGCGGGTTGACGTTCACAAGGGCGAGATCGGTTCGCGCCCTTCCGGTATGCCGAAGGGCTTGATGGACGAAGGCATGGGCCTCGACCACGTCTCCAACCACTCGACCGGTTCGAAAGGCTAAAAGCCATGCCCGAGATTTCGCAAGAACAACTCGACGCCCTCACGCGGGGCCAGAATCTCCTCAACAAGATGTGGAACGACCCCAAGACGGGCATGGCTTTCAAGAAGAAGGTCAAGGAATTCGTTCCCGACGCGAAAATTCCGGAACTCGACATCGTCGACGGCGCCACGGCTCCGATTTTCGCCGAACTCGAAGAGCAGAAGAAGGCGAACAAGACTCTCGCCGACCGGCTCGATAACTGGGAAACCAGCCAGAAAAACAGCAAGGAAGAGTCCGAGCTTCAAACACAGCTTGACGCGATCCGCAAGCAGTACAGTTTCACGCCCGAGGGTATGCAGAAGGTCGTCGACCGCATGAAGGAAAAGAATAATCCGGATGCGGACGCGGCAGCGGCTTGGGTCGCGGCGCAGGAACGCAAGGCGCGTCCCGTCACTCCGGCCTTCTCGAAGACTGATCTCAATCTGTACGGAGCCTCGACAATCGACGAGTCGATGAAGGAACTCCACACGAACCCCGAACGTTGGGCCGTGAATGAGATGGAGATCATGCTCAACGAATTCGCGCAACAGGATGCGGCTTAACACCGGGAGTTTGAACAATGGCATATCCCACGACCTACCAAACACCGGCGCAAAGCGGCATACTCCCCGGCGGTTCTTTAGGAGCGCAGCTCACCGCCATCACCCGCAGGGCGGTTATCCCCTCGGTCTTCGTTCAGATTTATCAGAGCCATCCGCTTCTCAGCCTCTTGTTGCAGAACGCGCAGCGCGCGCGCGGCGGCGCGGCGCAGATCACGATCCCGACGCAAGGCGCGTCCTTCACGCAATTCAGTTGGGGTTCGTTCGCTGGCGACTTCCCGATGCCGGAAGATCAGGCCGCGATCCAGGACGCTTCGTTCAATCTCAAGCTCGGCACGGTGCCGATCGGCTTCTTCGGCATGGAAGCCATCGTGCAGTCCTCGGAAGTCATCATTCCGAAACTGCGCGCGGTCATGTCGGACAGCGCGACGATCATCAAGCAGGCTATCGCGCAAGCTCTTTACAGCAATAACTACACCAACAACGCCGCGCTCGACAGCCTTGTTCAGGCTTACGACGACGGTACGAACGTACCGTCCTACGGCGGCATCGCGCGCTCCGGCGCCCCGTGGTGGACGGGCCAGTATCTCCCGAACTCGGCGGGCATCAGCAACCGCACGGGCATGGCGGTGACGCTCACCCGCGTCGCGACCGGCGCGGGCGGCGAATCGCCCGACTTCGGCGTGATGAACCCCGCCGATTGGGCGACGCTCATGGCGGATTACATGGGCTACGAGATGTACGTGACCCGTCCGAAGAGCATCTATGCCAAGGACGATGTGGTGAACGCGGGCTTCCGCGCGATCCGCGTCCTCGACACGCCGATCTTCCCCGATCCGTTCTGCCCCCGCGGCGAGATGTACTTTATCAACTCGCGTTATCTGTCGATGTATCTGAGCGAGCATGCTCCGTTCGTCTTCAGCGGCTTCGAATCGGCAATTCCGCAGGGTCAGATCGCCGACATCGGCGTACTGATTACGGCGCTCAACATGGTCTGCGCGAAACCCTCATCCGGCGCGCATCTCACCGGTCTGACCGGTGCGGCATGGCCTAACACTTTAACAACCCCGGCGGTTCTGTAAGGAGATAAGACATGCCTCTCGTTTTTGGCGCACAAGGCGTAACCCCCTCGCTGAGGGGCCAGCCCACCACGGTCTTGTCCCTTTCGGCTGGACAGGTCGAACTTATCCCCGCTGGCGCGTGGGGGGTGGGTGTCGGTCTTTACTCGGCGGTTCAGGAATTCGACCCGGTCACGGGCATCTGGCGCAACATCGGTAACGATTCGGGCAGCACGTTCAAGTTCGTGCAGTCCGATGGCGTGAACTTCCGCGTCGCGAACCAGACGGGCTGCGTGGTCGGCGTCCTCGTCACCACGGCGGGCGCGGGGTACACCTCCGCTCCGGTTGTCTCGGACAACGGCGGCACGGCGACCTACCAAGCCATCGTCGGCGGCGCGGTGAACACTTCGCCGACTATCGCGAACGGCGGCAAGAACTACGTCTATCCGCCGCAAATCCTGATTTCGACTCCCGCTGGCCCGGGCGTCCAGGCGACGGCGACATGCACGATCTCGGCGGGCGCGGTCAACGCGATCACGATCGTCAACCAGGGTGCGGGGTACACTTCAGCCCCCACGTTCTCGATCATCAACGATCCGCGCGACACGACTGGCACGGGCGCCGTCATCACCGGCACCCTTACGGGCGCGGGCACGATCACGGCAGTTCTCGTTACCAACCACGGCGCTCCGGTCACTACGGTTCCGACGCTGACCTTCACGGGCGGCGGGTACACCACGATCGCGGCGGGCACGGCGATCATGTGCTGGACGATCACGGCTATGACCGTCACCTCGGCGGGCTCTGGCTATTCGGGCAACGTGCTGGTCACGGCGCTCGGCGGCTTCCCCTCGACGGCTCCGTCGTATGTGAACACGTACATCCAGTCGTTGCTCGTCAGGCAGCGTCCGGCCTACATCGGCGCGGGGCTCACGTCCGGCGCGATCAGCACGGCGGGCAATACCATCTACGACGGCGGTATCTTCCCCGGCACGCCGACGGGTTATGTGGGCGGTTTCGCGACCGGCAGCGCGGCGCAGCCAGGCTTTACTATGGGCGGCGTGACCGATACGGTTCTTCTCATCGCGGCGTAATACCCGTCCTGAGAGGCGGGGAGGCGTGAGTGCGGTTATCGGATTATCTCAACGACACAGCCTTGCTGCTGCGCGACTCGAATTACCAGTTTAATTCGAAGACCACGATCACGCGCTACATCAATCTCGCGCGAGATCAGGTGGCGAAGGAGAGCGGTTGCCTCCGCGCGCTGATCGCGGGGCAAGCGCCCTACGGGAACTCGGCTAACCCGGGCAATCTCATTCCTGGCGGAGGGCAGCCTGGCTCGCCGCTGTTTCAGAGTTTCTCCACGATAACGAACGTCGAAAAATACTCGTTTGGCTATGCGAACCCATTTCTTCGCGCCAACAATCAGGGCTATCGCGCCGTGGTCGACGTGATCGACGTAGCCGTGAGTTGGGGAGGCACTCGGCCGGCGTTGAATTGGCTCCCCTGGGATGAGCTCCAAGCATACGCGCGCGCATACAACTATCTCGTCACCTCCTACCCGTTTATCTGGTCGACGAACGGTAGCGGGTCGAAAGGACAGGTGTGGCTTTTCCCCGTGCCGCAGCAGACGGCGATCTCGACGGCGGGAGTTACGTCTTCCGCCAGCGCCGGTGAAATGGAATGGGATGCGACCTGCCTTCCGACTTATCTCTACAGTAATGATGATTTCGAAGCCCTCCCTGAATCCGTGACGGACGCCGTGCCGTATTTTGCCGCGCATCTTGCCTATCTCGGTTCGCAACGTTTCGGCATGGCGGCGACGATGAAGGCGTTGTTCGCGGAAAAACTCGGCATCGATAACGTGGCGGGCGACCGCGGGAAAATCGATTCATACTACGACGGCTATTAAAAATGCCCGCCCCCTCCCCCGAAATGCAATATCAGAAACTCTCCGCCAAGGAACAGGCCAAACTCGGCCTGCCCGACGGCTTTAAGACCTTCTCCCCGTTCCCCTTCGGCGGCATGAATCAGCAAGCGTCCCGAAGCGGGATGACGGACCAGGAATTTTTCTACAGGGAAAATTACATCCGTATCGGCGACGGCAATCTGCGCGCGATGTGGGATAAGGGACCCGCCCTCTACACGCCCCCCGGCGGCAAGACCATAGTTTATGATTTCTGGTACAATATCGGGGCGCAGTCTTATTGCGCCGTGTTTCTCTCCGACGGGACGGCGGTTCAGGTGGCGTGGCCTTCCGGCGCCGTCACGTCAATATCCTCGGCGCCGAACACGTTCTACATCGGCGGGCAACTTCCCGCTTGCAGCCAGTGGGGCACTCTCTACCTGCTTATTTCGAACAACATCACGCCGAATTCCTATTGGGTGTGGGACGGCGCTGTCCTCTACGCGGCGGGAACTCTCGGCCCGGGCGTCACGATCAATTCGGGAGGTTCGGGGTATTCCTCCGCGCCGACAGTGACGGCCTTCGGGGGCAGCGGCAGCGGCGTCACGGCGACCGCCACGATCTCGGGCGGAGCGGTCGTCAACGTCAAGATCACCAATCCCGGCTCGGGGTTCTTGCCGGGCGATATTGTGCAGTTCGCCTTTTCGGGCGGGGGCAGTGACAGCAGCGCAATCCTCACGCCGGTTCTCAGTGTCGGGACTATCGGGCATCTACAACTGCTCGCCGGCGGTACGGGGTACACGGCGGGGAATTTGACTTTCACAGGCGGCGGTGGAAGCGGCGCGGCGGGCACGTATGGGGTCACGGGCGGCGTCGTTACTTCGCTCGTGCTGACAAATCCCGGTAGCGGCTACACAGGCTCGCCGACCATCGGCTTCTCGGCGGGGGGTTCGGGCGCGACGGTGCTTGCGATTCTCAACCCGGGATCGGTCGCTTCGGTCACGGTCACGAACGGCGGTTCCGGCTTTACGTCGACGCCTAATCTCACTTTTGAAGGAGGGGGAGGCTCCGGCGCGACGGCGACGGCGGTTTTAACGGCTGGCGTGATTACCTCCGTGAACGTCACGAACGGCGGTACGGGGTACACTTCCGATCCGGCGCTCGTCGTGGCGGTAGGGGCAAACAACGCGGCCTCCGCGATGGCGACTCTTATGGCGTTCGGCGTAAGCGGGTCGTCGATGGAAACATTTCAGCAGCGGGTGTGGCTTTTCTACCCGAACCAGACGGGCAACCAGGAGAACGGAGGCACGTTCCTGGTCTCGGCGCCGGGGTCGATAACGGATTTCGCTCCCTCCGATGGCGGGTTGACTTACACCTCGACGGACTCGTTTCTTCGGTACCAATATACGAACGCGAAGCAGTCGAACGGGTACCTCTATCCGATCGGTGACAGTTCGGTGTCCGTGATCTCGAACGTCCAGACTTCGGGCAACCCGCCCACTACGACGTTCAACTATCAAAACACAGACCCACAAACGGGTACGTCGTGGCGCGACACGGTGATAGCTTTCTCCCGCACTGTTTTGTTAAGCAACCCACAAGGCGTATTCGGGCTTTACGGCGGTTCGGTGACGAAGATAAGCGAGAAGATGGACAAGATTTTCACGAGCATGGTGCAGCCTCAAAACGGGGGGGTGTTGCCCTCGGCGGCGGTAGCCAACGTTTTCAACCGCAAGATATTCCTGTTGCTGGTCACGATAACGGATGTTTTCACGGGGGCGTCGCGCAACGTCATGGTCGCGTGGGACGAGAAAGAGTGGTTCTTCGCCAGCCAATCGTTGAGTTTGACTTTCCTCAGCACGCAGGAAGTCAACAGCAACATCACGGCCTGGGGCACGGATGGCAATTCTTTATTTCCGTTATTTAATACCGCGTCGTCGAGTTTGGTGAAAACGCTTTCGACCAAGCTTTACGGGGCGCAGACGGGTTTCATCGTGAAGCAGGCGATGAGCGCTTACGTGCAGGTTCAGGATCTGACCTCGGCGGGTACGGGGGTGACGATGACGGGCACGGCGGATACGGAACTGGGGTCGTTTAATTTCAACAACCAGATCGTTTTCGCGCCGGTAGCGCCGATTATCCCGCCCGTCGCTCCGGTGTTCCCGACGGGGGCTCCGGACGTTTTTGGCGTGGATTTGGGCGTCACGCTCAAAACCACCTCGCCGGATTTTTCGCTACAGAACCTCGTGCTGGGTTATACTGACTCAGTCGGCTTGTTCGGCAGTACCGATCTCAATGTTACTAACCAGGAAGGAGAATAAAATGGCCTACAAACAGAAGCTTGATAACGGCGTGATCGCCAAGCCCGGGCGGGGTCATCGGTTGAATTCTTTCGCCGCGCTTGTCGCGGAGGGGGAGAACCCGAACGGTCTTATGGTTCAGACGCCGAACGGAACGTCGCGCGAGGATCACAAGCAATTCGAGCGCGCGTATAACGTGAACACGGATCGCTGGACGAAGAACGAGGACTGGGACGGAGACATGAGCGGGATATGACGATCAATTCTCTGCTCAACACCCCGAGAACTCCCGAAGAGTGGCAGCGTTGGTCTTTTAACAACGCGCAGGATCACCTGAAAATCATTCAGGCGATACAGGCGACGACGGGCAACATCACGGGCATCACGCTGACGAACGGCGGGTCGGGCTTTACGTCCATACCCGGCGTTGTTCTTGACCCTCATGGCACGGGCGCGAGTTTCAACGTGTCGATTCAGGGCGGCGTGATTACGTCGATTACCGTGGTGAGCAGCGGACAGGGTTATCGATCAAACACCTTCGCGTTTACCGGAGGGGGAGGCAGCGGAGCGACGGCGACGATCACGCTCAATCCGTGGAAATCGCTGCCCGTCTATCAGCTCGACCCTATCGACTTCGCCAACCCGTTCGATTTCATTCGCCGCCA